ACTCGACTTTCATCAGCTTCAGCGTGGCGAACGCATCCTTGCCGAATACAAAGGTGGGATACACCGTCACGCCCGTCGCTGGAGCGGCCGGCGGGATTTGGAACAACCCGATGTCAGTGATCGTAACCGCGGTCGATGGCGGTATCTGGATCGCCTGGCCGGCATAGGGACCGCTACTTGGGCCGGATGTCGTCAACCCAAGATTCTGCGGCGCCGCGCCAGTTCCCACGCCGATATAGACGGCATAGGTGAAGCCAGGGGTAGACGGCGTGGTCAGCGAGATTCCGCCGGTCGTGACCGAGACATCGGCCGACACTTGGTAGATCCGGCTCTCGTAGAAATTTTGGTTATCCCAGCCAGTCACCTGAACCGTGTAGGTGGCGGTGCCCAAGGAGCCCACGGCATTGGCGCCGTTGACCTGCGCGACGCCGGTCCAGCTGGGCAGGATGTTGGATTCGCAGAATACAAGTCCGCCCCAATACCCGTTCTCGTTAGTGTACATCTTGTTGTGGTCGCTGAACGTAAAGAGGTTCACGCACAGCGGGTTATTCTTCAGGTCCTGTAGGCAGAGCGGGTTGGTGATCGCGACCAGATGCTCGGCCCGGCCGGGGGACATCTCGCCCTGCTTCGCGGTGTAGTCGATCGAGCGCTGGATCGTCTCGCCGGTCTGGCCGTTCCACAGCGGCGCGCCGATCAGCTTGAGGTTGGTGAACGTCCTGGTGACGGTGGTCGGATCGAGGTTGTTGCCGGCCACCAATCCGGCGCGCGACCCTGCGCTCGCGACGTAGTTTACCTGAGATCCGGCCATCATCGCGTTCCAGCCGTTGCGCTCCTTCGTCTCCGCGATCTGCATACCAAGGCGATCGGAGGCGATGTTTAGAAGATCGTCCTGCACGACAACGGTCGCGACATCGGTAAAGACGATGCGGCCGGCCCACTGGACGGCGATGCCGGTGACCTGGGTGAAGGTCAGCTGGTTCGGTGCCGGCGGCACGCCCTCAGCGACCGGAGCGATCGGCAACGGCAGGCGGTTCCAGCGGTTAGCGGTCCAGGTGACGCCGTGACCGTGATCCAGCGTCCGTTTGTCGGCAAATTGCGACAGGACGAGGTAGCGCTGCGCAACCTTCAACGCCTTTCGGTCTATCTTGCGGGTGATTGCACCAGCAAATTGGGCTGACGTATTTACCGTGACGGCCATCTAGAACCCTCCCTGCGTCAAGGGGAGGGCGCGGCCCAGCCCCCTAAAGCCTGCCACCCCTGCGAAAATACTCATCGACCAGCATGTCATCGTGTTCTTCCGAACCCGGTGCCGGCCGCCCCCTTCCAGCGGAGCCATCCCCCCGCGCGTTTGTCGGTCGTGTCGTTTGCCCAGCAACCCTGCGGGAAGCGGCGCGGCGCTGAGCCGGCGCTGCGCGGGTGGCGCGCTCCATCGCAGCCTCGCCCACCAGCCGGTGCAGAATTTCCTCACGGCTCGCCATGAGATCGCCAGCTTGACGCTTGCGTACCAATTCCGACTCGACCCGCTCCTTGTACTGCTGGTGCAGCCGAGAGGTTCTGGCCTGCTGGTTGAAATCGCGTCGGTCAAGCTCGTCCCTGGTTTGCAGCTGCTGATACAGCAGCGCCTGCTGAAACTGTTGCGCCCGCTCGTTGGCGATGAACTCTGCCGCCTCGACGGGGCTCATCATCGCCAGCCGTTCGGCCCGCTCTTGCTGCGCCCTCGCCGCGGCCATCGGATCGACCTGCGGCTGGCGCTGCTGGAAATGTTCCGCCGCCTGACGAAACCCACGAGCCTCGGCGGCTTCCCGCTCGGCCCGCTCGGCCCGTTCCCGCCACCGCTGCGCCTGGGATTTACGCCCCTGTCGCGGCGGCGGAGGCGGCTCTACATCGCCTTCTTGCCCTTCTTCTTCGCCATCATCGGCATGTTCTTCATCGGCGCCATCGCTGCCGTCTTCCCCGCCTTCGGCGGCATCATCGGCTTCGCCTTCTTCGATTTCGCCAAGGTCAAGCTCCTCGCCGCCGTCATCGACGGTGTCCGGTAGATCAGACATTCTCTTTTCCCTGAAGCTGTACGCCAGTCGGCGATCCGCTTAGGCCCCGCGCTCTAACGTTGCGCGCACGTACCGCATTGCGGTCACGGATAGGCTTGTCTCTACTGCTGGCGTTTGTCAAGGGAAAGAATGTCAATCCCTTGTGTACGAGGGCATGACATTCCCGGCAGAGGAGAACTAGGTTGCGTTTTCGGTTCCTGCCGCCATGCTGGATTTGGATAATATGGTGTCCGCAGATAGAGGCGCGTAAGGCCAAGGGCAACATCGGGAGGGTCCATGCCGGTCACCGTGATTGTTGGCGGGCAGTTCGGGTCCGAGGGAAAGGGCAAGGTCGCCCACTACATCGCTCGCGAGCGGCGCGCCACCGTCGCGATCCGGATTGGCGGCTCCAACTCAGGGCATACAGCCGTCGACAGGCAAGGCATACCCCGCGTTTTCCGGGTCTTGCCGACTCCGGCCTTGCTGGACGACGTGATTTGCGTGCTCGCGGCTGGCACCTACATCGATGTCGATATTCTGTTTTCGGAAATGAAGGTGGCACAGCTTCCAGCGGAACGGCTCCTGATCGACCCGAACGCCTACATCATCACAGAGGAGCACAAACAAACCGAGAGCCAATGGGGACTCCGTGGACGCATCGGATCAACGCAAAGTGGCACAGGTGCCGCTGTGGTTGAGCGGATTATCAGACGTTCCTCGGCGCGCCTCGCTCAACACGATCCGCGCCTGCAAAAGTTCCTGAGACCCGCCCGCTCGTTTTTGCGCTCGACCCTCAATCGCGGCGAGCGCGTCATCATCGAGGGCACACAGGGCTTCGGGCTCTCTCTGCTGCACTCCCGGTACTACCCAAAGGCAACGAGCCGAGACACTACGGCAGCCGCCTTCGTCGCGGAAGCCGGTTTAAGCCCGCTGGATGTTCGAGAGATCGTTTTGGTGCTCCGGGCCTTCCCGATCAGAGTACCCGGTGACTCTGGCCCTCTCCCCCACGAGATCGATTGGGAAACGGTGGCTCACGAAGGAGGGTGGGACACCAGCCTCATCGAACGTACAAGCGTTACCGACCAAATCCGCCGCGTAGGACGGTTCGATGCGCAAATTCCTATCGAAGCCATAGAGGCGAACTGTCCCACTCAGATCGTACTCAATCATGCCGACTACTTTGACCTCACCAGCCACCGTCATAGCCGCGCGACGGACAAGGTCATGACGGCTGTTTCAAACATCGAAAGCAGTCTCGGTCGCAAGATCGACTTCATTGGGCTTGGGCAAAGCGCTCTGATCGCCACGGAATTGGGCGTCAGAACTTTCTTGGCATAGCAATCCCACCGGCTCGCGGCATCTGGTCCGGGTGAACTTGTCCCGGCGGTCCTTTCACCAGACGGGGGCCGGCGGGCGCGGCTCCAGGCTGTGGCTGGCCGATGCCCTGGGGTTGCGGCTGGCCGCCCGCGCCCTGCATCTGCTGCTGCATCTTCATCATCATCTGCGCCTGGGCTTTCTGCTGGCGCTGCTGAAGGTGAGCCGCGAGATGGACGCGCAGGGTGCCGTGCGGATCGCCCGATTGCTGGATTGCCTGCATCGCGACCGGGATGTGCTGCTCGTCGTTGTCGAGCGGATGCACCGGCACCTCGAACCCGTCCAGCAGCATCCCGTTTTCCTGGTCCTGCGGGATCGTCAGATTGTCCCGCATATCGACAATCATGGATTGCCCGATCTCGGGGCCAAAGACATTGGATACATGCTGTGTCAGCACCTTGCCGAGGCGCAGTTGCATGCCCTCGGCCATCAATTCCTGCCGCATGCCGCGCAGCACGTTCAGCATGCCGGTGCCCTGCTGAAGCATCATGGCGTTCTGCCTGACCTGCTCGCCGCCGCGCCAGACGAAGGTGAAACCGGCCCGGTTCTGGAGGGGCCCGACCTCCTGCATGACGGCGCGCCGCCCCTCCTCGCCGTACATCCGTACCAGCATGTCGGCGTCGCGGAACTGGTAGTCGAGATCGACGGTCCACTCGACCGCCGGGGTCAGAATGCCCTCCTCGATGACCGAGACACATTCGGCCGTGGTCAGGAGATCCACGGCTTGCTCTTGAGCCACCAGCGCCTGATTTCGCTTACTGGTGCTCGTCTGCTGTGGGAGCATCGAGGGATTAACTCCAAGGCTCTGGAAAATAGCCTGAAGGGCCATCTGTACGCGGGTTGCCGCGCGAGGCGTAAGATCCGGGAACGTAAGTAGCTCGACCGAACCGGGGGCGACATCCCAAACGGCCCCGACATTATAGACGAGCGGTCCATTGCTCTTTTCAGGATCTCTTGCGACGATCGGGGCGGCGGAAAGTGTTGCGGCATCCGCGCCCTCGTTAACCGCATCGTTCGCTTCATATTGCAGGCTCTCCACATACTTGATCGGGCTCGGCCCCTTGAAGGCACCCGCCATCTTCTTGACCGGCCAACTCAGCAATGGGCAGCGGTCGTTCCAGTACGGGTTGCGCTTTGCCCCAAGCATCGTGCGGCGCGGCCCCATGAATATCCGGCATAGGCGCTTGCGGCCGTCCTTGGCGTAGTTGCCCTCGGCGGTCAGCGGCAGCATGGCCCAGACCTCCCAGACCCATATCTCCTTGCCGCCCTTCTTGACGCCGACATGAGCCAGGATTTTCGACTCGGTGTCTTTGTTCTCCTGGCCGACCCGACCCATCTCCTCCTTGAGATCCTTCACCTCG